CGGATGTGATACGCCACCGGCACACCGTCATCATCGATCTCCACACCACCGCGAATTTTCAGCATGTCGAAAACCTGCTGAGGATTACTTAGGCGGTCTGGATCGATAATCTGAATCGTTGTGGCGTATCGTGCCCGCCCATGCCCGAGCCTGTCAGTTCGGTATTGCAGGACAGCAAGCGCATCGCCATCAACCAACTTGTGGCGGAAAGCAAGTCTGAGCATCTGGGAAACTGTTTTCTTACGCTCAACATCACAATAACGGCTGGGGTCATTTGCCCATGTGCGCCAGGCTGCTTCCACAGCCCGTCCGTATTGATCTGCCCATGTCGCATCAAAAGCTTTTATTCCGGTCTGCATGGCCAGCGCGCGATAGTCCACTTTTGCGATCGGGCGAAAATTAGCACCGATGGCATTATCTAAAATTCGGGTAACGCTGCCGGACGCCCATCCATCATTTCGGGCCATGTCGCGTACGCGCGAAACAATGCGGTCGCGGTAAATATTGACTTCATTATCTGGCGACCAAAGTGTCGGCTGCCAGTTAGCCATCGCATCACTGAAGGAATCAGCAGCGTCATAAGGAACGCGACCCGATCCGTTTAGCATTGATGCCCGGCGATTAGAGGGAGGTAGTGGCCGCCCATTAGGGCCAAGGATCCTGACTTCTCCAGTTTTCATCAGTACCTAAACCTTAACGTCCTGCGCGGACGCCGCACAATGCCCAACTGGGCCTGCAGAAGCTGAATTAATGCAGTGAGTTGTCCGATATCAGTTTGCTGAAAACTCACGGAACGGGTGCCATCTCCCTGTGCATACGAAAATGAAACACCTTTTGCACCGGTTGAAAGCTCGAGATAAGCCTGCTGTGCAGCCGTCAGCGCTGCCGTTAACTGGTCACGAGTCAGCGCACCAGCCAATAAACTGGAGTTGGGATCAAACATAGGATTCCTTTTTAATTAGCCAGGCGTTTGTGAATAGGTTTGCGCTGAGGTTTTTCAGGTTCGGTAATAATGACGCCAGGTAAACGCAAATCCTGCTTTTCTTCAGGTTCCGGAGCCGGAGGCAATAACGTTTCAGGGTTATTCTCCAGCGCGATTACTTTGGCGTTTAATTTAAGGCCAGAGTGGAACAGCCCACATAAAGCGGCATAGGCATATACCCGGCAATCCAGCGCCTCATTGGCTTTCCCATTCGGAAGTTCCCATACGCTGTAGCGCTGACCGGCGGCCTCTTTCATCACCAAACGTTCGGACGTTAGCTGTGTGAAATAGCCCATATCCCGATCAGTTGAGAAATGCATATAGCCGGGACCCGGCTGCTCAATATGTAAACGTGACCGAATTGAATCCTTTGCGGAGTTAACACCCAGAATAATTGGCCTGAATTTTGCACGAGTCTTCGAGGTTGGCCGTTTGTTCGGCCAGATTGGTGAACGTTTCCCCGTCGTGGCAGATTCGCCTTTGATCGCCCAGATTCTTCGCCCAAGCCTTTCCTGCGAGAACTCATACACTTTTTGCGTATGGTTACCGCCAGAGTCATGGCAGGCTGCCATAATGGTAAAACCCCGGCCATCAGCACGCCGCCATATCTGTTTCAGATAAGCATCCAGCCTCAGCCAGGGTTCAGCAGTTTCCAAATCGCCTTCAATTACGTCGAAAGCAACTGACCAACTTTCTTCATCTTTACCCCAGCCGACGACTTCAATTTCAAGCCGGTCATTTTGGGTATCAATACCGGCCGTAAGAACGGCTACACCATCAGGTACCTCGGCGTTGAACACCTCGCGGCGCGCAAGCAGAACATCAACAGGAAGTCTTTTCCCATAATTAGGCCGGTGAGGAAGCCCCATTTGGGTGTTCCACCATGCCAGCTCTTTATCGGGGTCACCTTTGGCTTTCAGATATTTTCCTGCGATATCTGACGGTTTATCTTTTTGCCATGGGCTAAATAACTTTGAAGCCTGAAATCCCGCATGAATATTGTCGACCGCCATTTCCCCGCAATCCGGGCAAATCACCCGGTGCACGGCATGCCTTTCAGACGCTGACCAGGTCCAGACTTTACTGACCGCCGTCGCGTCGTCGGCGTGCCATGCCTGCTCATAGAGATTAAGCGGGACATGCCGCGTACCGCAGCATTCGAAAGGTTTTGTCTGATGCCACTGAATTGTTCTTAACGCACGCAGCCTGTCACCCTCAGACCATCCGGTGCCGCAGCTTTCACAGTGGATCATCGCCTGTTTGGTGTTGTGTTTATCACCCTCAGACGGCCAGTGAATATGCTTAAAAAAATCTGGAAACTGGCGGTGGCCACAGTGGGGGCAAGCCATCGATGCCCGGCGCTGATCTGAATCTTCATAACTCTCAGCGATCCGGCTTTCATCTTCCACAGTCGGAGAACAGGCGCGAACAGAAAGCCAGTTCAGCCCGAAGGTTGCAGTGCGTTCCTCGGCCAGGGTAATCGGGTCACCTTCACGGGTGATAGGATATTTATCAACTTCGTCAGCCAGAAGCACGCGGATCGGACGACGAGCCAGGTTGTCCGGGCTACCGGCACCGGCCAGCGCCAGAAAACCACCGGTAAAAGATTTATGTAGCAGCGTTTCTTTTGAGTTTTTTTGCTTATTGCCGCCGATCAGGTCACGAAGAACCGGGGTAACACGCACCATCGGCGTAATGCGTTCTTTTGAAAATTGCTCTGCAGCATCTTCTTTTGGCTGAAGCAGCAGCATCGGGCAAGGGTCGAGATGCGCAAAATAACCAAACAGGTTTTCAAGTAGTGCGGTCTTCATTAGCTGTGTGCAGCACATCACTGTGATGATATGCACACCTGATTCGGTGGCGGCCAGCATCGGGCCGCGGGCAATTTCTACTGTTTCTGTTTCCCAGTTGCCTGATGTACTGCCTGCTTCTTTTGCCAACTTACGGTACTTGTCAGCCCAGTCAGGTACGCTGATGCGCGGCGGTGGCGTCCAGCCCTTTCTGATACTGCTTAAAAGTCTGTCATGTTTCGTCTGTGTTAAATTCAGGCTCGCCGAGTCCGGAGATGTGTTTATGGACATGTTCGATTAACACCTCGGTCATTCTGTCAGCTGGAACGCCCAGATCAGCCGCCATCAGAGGCGCTACCCGTGACGGCCAGTTCATCCAGGCGTCACGTTGCTGGCGGAACGCCTTGAATAGCACGGCTTCTGCAACAGAGAGCTCGACCAGTTGACCATCCGCTTTCTCAAACTCGAGCTTAGTTAAAAGTGCCAGGTAGTTTTCTTTTATCCTGCTGGCTTCTTCACGCGACAGTTCAGCGCCGGTCGCCAACATGATTTTTTTAACTTCCTCGTCAGTAGCTGAATCAGCTTTAAGTCCGATGTCAGCGTTAGCCGGTTTATTTTTGGCCGCATTTTTCGTCCGGGGATCTTTACCGTCACGCAGCATGACGAGGGCTTTGTCGGTGGCTTCTACATCAATGAGGCTACCGTCGAGAACGACATATTTCCCTGCTTTAACCCACCGCCCGATAGTCTTCCGATCTACACCAGCGTGCTTCGCATATTCAATTTGCGTCATCGTTGTCATGGGACATTTTCCTCGATGGGACAGTGGGACATTCAAATGGGACATTTTTTTGTGTCCCACCTAAATGTCCCATGCAAATATCCATCTCAAAACACCCACAAAGCCACGCGGCGTAAGGGCTGGTAATAATTAGTGCATAAATATGCACATGGGACATGGGACACAAAATGAAAAATTCATAGCTGGTGAAACTGTGCGGCGCGCAATGCCCGTGCAATAGAAATGACCGGGGAAGGACCCATTTTTTGGTTGAGATATATTCTCACTTGGCTGTCTTCAACGCCTCACTGATCGCCTTGCTTATCGCCCCAGGCATCAGAGTTGTAGCCATCTTCTCGGCTCTGTCCATGTATCCCAGTGTGGGCTTAACGGGAAGAGCATCACCGAAACGGATCAGCAGCTTCGGCATAGGGTTCTTCTCACGCTCACGGCGCGTGCCATTAGCTGAGCGCTTCTGGCGCTTCTTACCCTTCTTGCTCTTTTTCACCTTCACCCGCTGCCAGACACCGTTGATTCCATCGATATCACCGATGAATACGTTTGACTTCGCTTTGAGTTGGGAGAGCTTATTGCGTCCCAAGTTGCCGTACTTGTTCAGTTTGACGTCTTTGGGGTTGAGCAACGCATTGCCATTGAGCTTATGTACACCACCAAATTCGAGCGGCTCAAGATATGCAGCAGCAATGTCACGGACAAAGACTTTAGCAGTAAGGTTGTCACGCCGCGCACCGGCAGAGCCAACAGCGTTCACCGTGAAGGGTGTTGGACTCTCAAGCTTCCGCTGGAATGCCACTTTCTCACCGTCGGCTATTTGACGGGCGACGCTGGTCAGCGCTTGTGCAGTGGCGAATGGAATTTGTTTTTTTAACGACTGAAGTTTTGCAGAAAGGTCTTTGATATCCGCCACGGGTCACCACGTGAAATTTCTTCAATGGACTTGTTTTCGCCAATCTCAGGCATAGGATTGATCTGGGCATTACACACACAGAAAATAGGGAAAAAATGAAGAAAATAATCTTTGCCTTACTCGCTTTAGCTTTGACATTTCCAATGTCATCAATGACCTTTGCAAAAGGTGGTCATTACTATCCGAGCCACGGCTCATCACATAAAGGAGGAAAATACTACAATCCGAGCACTGGAAACCATTATGTAAAAAGACATTAATCATCAGTATTTGAGCCACCTTATATAGGTGGCTCATGAAAGGCTCAAAGGTATTTATCTTTCAGTGCGACCAGATCGGCCTCTGCATTTTCACCCAGAACTTCGATACCGTGCTCGATGAATGCGACCACTTTGTCGAAATCAGCTCTCATTGCTTCCAGCGGGGATAAGGCGACAGGCGCGGTGTCCGCTGCTGGAATTGGGTTAACCACTTCGGCTACTGGCGCTGGAACCGCGACGAAATAAACCTGAATGCTCGCCGTGGTACCGTCAGCGGCTGTTGCCGTTAACGTGGAAGCACCAACAGTGGAACTGACCACGCTCACAGTAATCTGACCGTTTGCATCAGTCAGTGCGCTCGATGGGTCAACCGTAGCGCCATTGTCGGCAGTAAAATTCACCACGGCGCCTGGCTGAACTACATCGGCATTATCGGTTAAGGTAACTTGGACTGTGTTTGCCGCCGCGCCATTTGCCAGCATGCTGGTGATAATCGAAACGAGTGCTAATTTCACGGTATTTTCCTTCGGTTGGGATTCAGTCGATGGGACTGGTGTGTAGAAAAAGGCTTTAATGCTTGCCCATAGGCGCTTAATCATTTCTGTCTGGCCTCTTCAATTTGCTTAATGCCGCTGATCTGGACATTGCAATTCTGAAGGTCCGTCAGCAGCAATTCGTTCCACTGCAATGATGCGCCCCAGGTTAAAGGCTCACTTGGTGGAGGTGATGGCTGGCAGAGCGCCAGCAGGCTGGCTGGTATCGGCGTTACCGGCACTTTTACGTACTGCGTTGTAACGGTCGAGCACCCGGTCATTTGCACGAGCAGGCACAACAACAGGAGCGCAAGCATCGCCCGCAAGAGCAGCTTTGATGTCATTCTGGGCTGCCTGTGAGTCCAGTGTGTTCGCGTGTTGCTCATTCAAGGTTGCCCCTGCGATGGTATTGAAGATGTTTATGGCAAGCGCCTGCGCATTCAGGGTGAATTCCGCTGAATTTTTTGCCTGAGTGGCTACTGAGATTTCCTGCTGCTGGCTGATGGTCTTGCCGTAATAATGAAAGGCCACCCATATCAGGATGCTGACAATGAGAAAGAATGAAACAGTGATTACTATCCGGGCCCACTTAAACATCGTTAACCCTCCATGCCCCAGCATGTCAGCTCGCTTTCCTGATCGCGGCGAATGACCTGTCCGTAACAGTTATTCGCGCGGATATTGCAATCCATCCCGCCATCGCGAACCCAGCGTTTTATCTCAGCGCATGCCCCGAGCCGGTCGCCAGCGTTCAGTTTCCTGTAAAAAGTGGAGGTAAAGCATTTCGCCGGACCTATGTTCCACGGACAAAATGACGCTATCCCGACTTTTTGCGGCTCGGTCAGTGGGACGTGAATGTTTTTATCAACCCATGCCAACGCCTTTGCCTGCTCGGCTTTATCGATAACGTCACATTGGTTCTGGGTGAGACGCATACCTTTAAAAACTGGTTTGCCATTTACCGTTGTTACACCACCGCATATTGTCCATTTCCCGCCTTGATCCTGATAAGCAATCAGGCTGGTTCCCTCTTTTTCTTTCTGAAACTGAGCCATCATGACGGGAGCTGAGGCGCCAGCGGTAATCAGCGCCAGCATGGCAGCACTGAGTTTTGTTTTCAGGTTTGCCATGATCAGTCCTCGTCGCGCCGCACCATATTGTGTTTGCGGTCCCAGATTTTGAATCCGACATTGATCAGGCACGTCACGAATGCGAAGAATAGACCGCCAAGCACTCCAATTGCGGTCCACTGTTCGGGAGTAAACGAATTCAATAGGCGGTAGAGCCAGAACATGGAACTGCCACCAGCAGAACCGTAGGCTATACCGGTAGTTAGTTTGTCCATTTTCATAGTCTCACCCTCCGGTCAGCCGGTTGGGTACGCAGTAGTGAGAAATAAAAAAGGCCACATGATGTGACCTATTTATTTTTGTATATAATGTATTCCTGCTACTCATTAATAAGCTGGCACATTAAATAATTATCTGTATTTTATGGGGAAATCAAAATGGCCATTCGTCAATTATCTTCGAAAGAAATAGAAATTAGGGATTCTATTTTAGACCTAAGTAAAACTAGAGAGTGGGAGTTCTCTGGAATTCTTAATGCCAGAAATGAAATTTTAATCGAGTTAAAGACCGAAATGTTACCTCAGAGGTGCGAGCCTAGCGCCGATGTACATATATTAGCCAATCAACCTGATTCACACTTAATTCTCCATCATAATCACCTCACCAAAGAGTCACTAAGCTCGGCTGATTGGAATGGGGCTTGCTATCTATTTAAGGAAATATTTGCGCATTGCGATGATGGAACTACCTATTATGGGAAAGTTAAAGATAAGTTGCAGGTTTTAAAAAACATCGAACAATTCACCTACCAACAACACTTATTAAGTGCTGGAAATCTTATTCTGAATAATAGCCAAAAACTATACTTCTTTAATGCCACCCCCATAGATTATGCTAAAGAAACCATAAATAACGCCATGAAAATAAAGGGATATATAGAATATGATGTTGACTGGGGTGCTTTCTGCCGCCCATGCAAAACAGTTATGGCTATCATTAATGGCGCCGCCAATGATTTGGCCGCTAGACTATAAACAAAAAAACGCACATTGGCGGGTTAAAATAATGTTCATGATCAAAGATATAGTTCCTGCCCCACCCGGCGCTTATCTCCGGCACTCGTAATGGCTTAGCTCTTGAAGGGGCGGATTCATCATCTCAGATTAATCCTGATGACATTTAACAATTTTTGCGAATTTAACCATTTCCAGACTAATAAAACACAACATTGTGATCCAGCCCGAGAAATCAGTGACCACGGCAAGCGCCGCTGGAACGGACATGATAACCCCTTATTGCTGTAGGTGTCCTCACAACCGTATTGAGGGCATAAAAAAAGGCCGCCAATTTGGCAGCCCTAGAAATGACTAAGCCCCGGCGTTTGCCGAGGCTTGATATCAGGTATAATTTCCCATCATTGGGATAAATCTAGCCAGATTCGGCAACTTTTGCAACGTCTAAATCACTGGGTTACCTTTTTAAATTCCGACTCTGCTGCTGACTCCTCAATAAAGCATTTGGTGATCAGCTTCTCGTAGAACGGTTTCCAGCTGTTATTCCACGTTCTTTCCGGCAGGTCTGGCAGTAATGCTTTCACGGCGCGGTGTGCCACTGCCGCTGGCAGTCGGGAATAACCAACGCCATGACAACGTGGGCATTCCTTTTCAACCGGCAGCCCCATAAGAATGGATTTCTCCCGATCAGTTATTTGGCCTGTCCCGTTGCACCGGCAGCGGTTGGATATGACCTTTTTCCCTTTACAGGTTGGGCAGGTTCGGCGGTGAGTCTCGACGTAGTTGGTTCGGCTGCACATCGCGTTTTCTTTCGCATAAGGGATGCTTTCAGGATTATCGAGACGCTCCCACGGATAGGTATTCTCACGCTTTACCGCCAACTCGTTCACGACCTGCTCTTTCTCTTCACGGAATCCGGTACCGGAACAGCACGGGCACGGGGAAGTAGCCGCCGCCGAGCGCGCATAATCTTCAAACGCCATTGTGGCCATAATGCGGAGGCACTGAGCCATGCGGCGCCCGGCGACCTTGCCGATATGCTTCGGCGCGTGCTGTTTTGCGTACTGGGTAAGCATGCCGATCGCCATCGCTCGGTCCTGATCGCTGATCCCTGCTTTTGCCAGGAACAGGCGTAGCCCAAATTCAGCGCCGCTCTGTGTCATGCCAAGCGCCGCCATAATATCGGTGATATTCAGTGCATCGCTGGCCGTCGCGCGGGAACTGTCGCTGATCGATAAGCCTTTCGGGGAAAAATGCTTCAAAATCGTTTCAAGGTTCATGCTGTCTCCACACTTATTTTTGTTTGCCGGTAGCGATAACACCCATCGCCAGCGCGCGGTCTAATGTCGTCAGTAACAGGTGTTCCTGTGTACCGTGCTCTGCTTCCCAAGCGGCTACATCTTTATGAAGTGAGTCGTGACACCCTCTGCACAGCGGGATCACAAACAGGTCATGCGCTTTTGTCGCCATTCCACCAAATCCATTGCCGGTGATGTGGTGCGGATCATCGGACCCGTTACCACAGCCGCAGCATGGCTGGCGCTTTACCCATTGAGTGTATTTCGTGTTTTCGTACCGGCGGCGCTTCGGGCGAAGCATGTAGGATTCGTTCGTTTCCGGATCGATTGCCAGCGCCAGCACCGGCTTTATGTTGTTCGCCAGTTCTTCACGTGGTTGCTTCTCCCACGGATTGACGTCAGCCTCTTTGCGCTGGCCGCCGGGCGGGTTGTATTTCATTCCCAGGGCTGCGCAGACCACTTCTTCCGGCAGCAGGTGAACCAGCCCTTTCGAAACCGCCCACCAGCATAATTCTGGCAAGGTAAGGTGACGGCCGTCAGGCAGACCATACCGGTACCGGATTGCATCAGTCAAAAATTCGGCGGCGTTCGCCAGCGCGGTCGCATCCAGTTTTGGCGATTCTTTTTCCCGAAACTCGTTGTCATGCGCCCAGCACAGACAGACCACGCCACGGCCGCGCGGAATCTGCACCAGCTCATGGTGATGGTATTCTCCGTTGTAGTCCGGGCATTCACAGGCGCGATGGCGTTTAACCCACAGTGTCAGCGCCGCCATGCCGCCGACCTTGGCAATGACCGCCGGGGAAGACAGAAAACCAGACAGGCGCGGATCCCGTGATAGTGATTGTGCTTCTGCTGGCACCAGGCCATCCGGCGCGGTATGCAGGTCAGCGGGTTCATTGGTGATCAGCAGGCGTTTGCTGCTGAAGAACTTCACCATGTCCGCAGGCAACGCGAACTGTACGATCCCCAGCTCCCTCTGAGGATACGGTTTTAACAATGCTCTCACGCGTGGGCCTCCTGTTTCTTACGAAGATGGTCAGCCCATAGCCCAGCAACCCACTGAATACCTTTCGGGGTAAACCGTGCCTGGCGGAATGCATGCTGATTATTCGGATTGGTACCTGTCTTCATTTCAAACCGGCCAGCGGCGGTGTGCGTGCTGTATGGCGTGAACTGCCCGTCCTGCCGGTAAATTATTTTTTCATCGATGAGGAATAACCGGAATTCAGGTTCTTTCGCCTTCAACAGCTTGCAGACTGACCGGAATCCCATAGACCCTTTTGCAATGACGTACTGATCAACGAAATCAACTTTCGGCGCGGCCAGCGCCAGCTGTGATTCCAACGCCTGCTTTTCTTCGGCCAGATCAGCAGCCAGTCGCAACGCTTCCGGCAATGACTGCGGCACCAGACTGCCTTCTTCTAATTTCTGCCACCGGTCGATAACAGCGGCAGTGAACTCAGGAGATAATTGTGCGACCAGCACCAGAGAATCGCGCTTATTGAACCAGTACTCCTCATATTCCTGACCGTTCTGCTCATGGATATAGGGGGTGTGCGCCAACGGCGCGCTTAAAATTCCACCAGCCGCGAGCCGGTCAGCCGAGCGCTTCACGTCGCTGTGCTTACTCTTCACCAGCCCAGCAATCTCACGGCTCGACATCGTTACCACTTTTCCTGACAGCAAACTGTTCGACATAATCACTCCACACGTTAAACCGGCTGCACACCGGCGGGTTTGAAATCTGTAATCGTTATTTGAGCCTTACCCCCCTTTATGACCGTCCCCCACTCGACCAGCATCCGTTTGACCTGGCTGTCGTCCTTCCAGATCCCCGCATGGGTCAGGCCATCAAACAGCGCCTTCTGGAAATTATCTAAATCCCGTTTCGCCCGGTTCGGCGGGTAGAGAACCAGATGCACATCCAGTTCGGTGAGTAGCGCTGGCGGGCGACAACGTAGCTGCTGATAAATTGATGCCAACGCATTCGATCGGAAGATCCGACCGCGAGCGCTAATCTTCACGCCCGTTTTGGTAGCACGCCAGTAACCGTTGACGCTTGGCGGGAATGGCAAAATCAGTCGCATAAGCTTCAGACCTCCATCTGCAATTGCATGTTAAAGCGGTCCCGGATTTCGCAATATTCCAATGTGCCGGTGCTGTTGAAGGATTCGATGCGCTCCGCCAACACATATGCGCGGGTTTCCTTTGACTGAGGTGAATATGTCCCTTTCCACGCACTATCAATTCCGATATTGCGGGCAATGTTGGTGCTGTCAGCTGACGCCAGAGGCAGTTTGGTGAAGATGTCCTTATTCAGCATGCGGAGACCATGCAGTTTGGTAATTGGCCGGCTATGAGCATCAACAACGTGACGAATGATGTCCTTCATACGGGCCACGGCTTTAAGCGGTGATTTCACGTCATACTCACCACAACTGCCAATGGCTACACGCGGGTACTCATGGCAAAGCCGGATAAAACGCTCTTCGCTTTCGTTCATGTGCCAAACCGGGCAACCGGTAAATTTACCGTGTGGCCACTCAGCCAGCAGCGCATCATTCTCCGCCGCGCCGCCGTCTATAACGTCAGGAATGACGGCGAAATCGAGACCAGGGTGATTCTTCCAGCGCTCCACGAAGTCGTAATAATCTGACCAGTCGATTTTGTTTTTGCCTGCTTTCTTCCAGATAGAGAACGCGCCATTGTCTAAGGCGAATGACTGGCAGATTTCGGAAGCCAGCCCGAGCTGACTTGAATTGGCAAAAGAAATGAATGCATGGCCACCTGACCAGGCCCGCATCGCGCAGGTATCCGGGGTGATAGGTCCGCCGTGATAGTGGATCATCAGTTCACCTCCCCTGCTTTGATCAGGCTGTTCAGCACAGCATCAGCATGCTCCCCTGCGGCCGTATAATCTGACGGGCAAAGTTCTCCGTAAGCATCTGCAGCTTTGAGGTAACCGCGATAGGCATCAAGCCAGATTCTCTGAAGTTCATTCATCAGCAATCACCTTCACTGAGTGAGCAATGCGCGCGGCGGCGGTGGTCAGGTGGTCGGGGTCGAGTTCAATGCCGATAAAGCTGAAACCGTCGAGAATGGCGGCTTTCCCGGTAGAACCAGAACCCATAAACGGATCCAGTACCGTGCCACCCGAAGGTGTTATCAGGCGGCAGAGATAGCGCATCAGTTCGCAGGGTTTAACGGTTGGATGAGCATTACGTGCGCCAGATGTTCGCCCAGCGCCAGCACGCGGATCATTGAGACCAGCGCTTCCCTCCACGCGGCCGCCGGTCATTTCAGATGCTGTGACCGGCACAAACCTTTCCATTCCTTCATCGCGTTCTGTCTTCGTGACCTTCGCGCAGTAGAAGAATCGTGCGGCTGATCTGCTGATCTCCACTCGAGCGGCATGTTCACGCGGCGCGTTCATATCGCCATAACAAACGCGTGCAGGCCGTGATTTTCCCGTAGTTTTCAGGTCGCCTTGTTGACCTTTAGCGTCAGGGAATGCAGCTATCGCCTCTTCACTACCGTCATGAATGACGTTTGCAGGCCAGCGGCCAAGCTGCCCTGGTTGCCATTCGGCGCAGTCTGGCGCTTTATCATCTCGAACATGCGACAGAAGTGCGCCAGCGCCACCAGTTAGGGCCTCTTCCGTCGGAACGCGGGAGATATCGATGTGCAGCGCGCCGGTACCGAACTGCTCGACGTTCGTCTCAACAGTCCCGATCAGCGGTTTGCGAGCCATGACGATCGGTTCATGTGCGGGCTTAAGTGCAGTACCCATCCCGGCGTTTTCACCCTGCAGATTTTTTGACTTAGGAAAGCCGCTGCCGTAAATCCACATCAACTGATCTCGGATCTCAAACCCAGCATCCTCAATATTGACTACGAGGCGGTGATAGGTGCGGGAACCACCGAACGCCAGAAGATGCCCGCCGGGCTTAAGCACGCGCAGACACTCGGCCCACTGTTCAACCGTAGGAACCTGATAATCCCACTTGTGACCCATGAAGTTCAGCCCGTACGGGGGATCGGTGACTATCGAATCGACGCTGTTTTCTGCCACGCCACGCAGGACATCCTCGCAACGACCAACATTCAGCTGATAGCTCATGCCTGTCCCCTTCCCTGACGTACTGCCCAAAGCAACCGATCGAACATCTGACTGATCTCTGCCAGAGTCATACGCGTCGGTTTTGCTGGTTTAGCCGGTTTTATCGGAACGCCGCCTTCAGGCCAACTGATTAACGAGTAAGTGAATTTATGGCCAGCACGGTTCACTTTGATTTCAAAGGCAGCTTTTTTGCCGATCGCATTGATTGCCGTTGACGTGGCATGACGCGGAGGTACAACGCCATTTCTCTCGATCACTTCCGCCTCAATCTCGCTGCAGGTGCGAGGGGTCTGGTCACGCAATAACTCGGTGATAACTAACTGCTGATAGTTTTTTTTCATGCTGCTTTCACTCCCTGCTGGCGCTGGGCGCACTCTTTCCAAATCTTGGCCCACTGCGAAATGGCGAAATCAGCGCGCATGCTGCGGATGTTGGCTTTGCTGGCCTCGGCGCAAACCGTTTTTTCCAGCGCGCTCGGTGCCTTGGTTGCCGCTACACCGCTAATGAACCGGCGGTATGCCGCATCCCGCTCGGCTGCATCAACTGCAACGTCGCCTTCCCGCTCCCACTTCCCGTTTTTGCGCGCTGGACGGCCTGCACGATTCCAGGCGTTAGCGCCTTCGAGATAGCCAGGGAACTTTGAAGGCTGGAACAGCGTGGACGGGCGCAGGTACTCGGCCATTTCCAGATCACCGCCCCATTTGGCATGCATGTAATCAACCGTCAGCTGATGTTCTTCAGTGGTGAAGCCTTCACGCAGTCTGGCGCGGATGTTATCCAGTGAGGATTTGCTGACCTGATAGCGTGAGCCGGTGACATGGTTCAGGTAGTTCAGAACCTGTTTAGCGTGATCAGTAATTTCGACTTCGGCGTCGGTCTGCGCAGCAGGCTGACAAGAGGTTTTATTATCTGATGGATCTTGTTTTGAATTTACTAACGGATCCCCCCCAGATTCTGGCGGGTGAAAACCGGTATTCGTGTTCGATTTTGATGCGTCGGATTTTGACAGGTCAGAATTTGATGCGTCAGATTTTGATGTGTCAGAATCTGACGGTTCAGCAGCAGCACGAAGCTTGGCAATATTCAGCTGATACATGTTCGATGTGTTGCGGTTTCCCTTGCGGCGCTGAGTGCTGGTGATCCAGCCGTCAGCCTCAAGCTTGCCCAGCGTAGTGCGCACAGTGCTTTCACCTGCACCCAACTGGCGGGCAATGGTGGTAATTGACGGCCAGCACAGGCCTTCGTCAGAACTGAAGTCAGCGAGGCGCGCCATAATGGCCACCGCCGATATTTTCAAACCGGCAGCAGCGCAACCATCCCAGACGTATGCGGATAACTTAACGCTCATGATTTATCCTGCCTTTGCAATACGCGCCAGATAGCCAGCGACATAAAATTCAATCCACTTTTTCAGAACCACAGAAGCAGGCACAACCTTGTGGTTGTCCGGTTTTCCCGGCTCCCGTACTATCTGCACATACACACATGGTCGCTGTGAGACACATTGAAATTGCACGGCAGGCCGAACGCGGTTTACACTGTTCATGCGTTAATTACTCCACACGTTTAATTGATGCGCACCCGACGCCTCGGGACTGCACTCCTGAGGCGTCACCTTCTCCAAACAGCAGTTCTGTCACAGCCATAATTTCCGCAACCAAGCTCTGAACCCGATACCCCTTGATCCTCATCCGTTTGCTTTCGTCACGGTCCAGCACGCCGTCAGATGTGAATTCATTGTGAGCCTTTGCAAATTGACCCAGAGCGGCCAGCAACTCATTGAACTTAATCAGCAGTTCTTCGTTACCCATTTCCTCGATATCGGGAAACTTGACGAATGTCCCGCCGTTGATCCGGCACATAGCTTCAGTGATGTCAGAGCGCCCAGAAATTTGCC